CAGCTTTATCGCCCAGGAGTCACCATTGAATAAAGTATAATCCTTATCCCCAATCTCTTCTTTTAAAGCCTTCTTAACAGATTCCCAACTCCAATCGTGACCAGCCATAATCCCGCCGTCTTTAAGTTTCTTGCGCCAGCCTTTTAGGTCTGCCAGCACGCCTTCATAGCGATGATCTCCGTCAATATAAACAAGATCGCATGATCCATCTTCTACAAATTCAAGCGCATCCAGGCTCTTTCCTCGACTAAACATCACGTTCTTTAGCTCGCATGTGCGCTCTTGGAATGCATCAAATACAAACTTCATTGGGCATTGTTGACTTGCCCTATCATTAATGTCGTATCCGTTAAGCCAAGGGTCTATTGCTAGAACCTCAATAAAATATTTTGCAAGAACAACTGTTCCCTCGCCACTATATGCGCCAATCTCAACCGCCTTGCCCATTGCGCCTTCTATGTTCGCCCATTTACAAAGATCAGCCAAGCCTTCCTGCTGGAAGGCATCCCGCATTACCGGTACCTTCAAGCAGGCATCGGACCGGCTGGTTGGCCTTGCATTGCTTCCGGAGGCAACTGTTGTGCCTGCGCTTTCATTTGGGCCTTGCCTGCATCACGAAGCTGTTTCTGAATCGCGCGGGATGTATTTGGATCGACCTGTTCCAGAGCCGCCAAATGCTGTTGTAAATGTGCCATCAAAACTTGCATTGCACTCTGATCGACCTGTTGCTGCCTTGCTTGAGCCGCTTGGTTAAATGCAAACAGAACGGATATGTGCGCTTTGTGATCATCGCTAGGCTTGATTGCGACAGGGAATCCTGTAGCAAGCATCGTTGCAATTTCAGTCGCTTGATCTTCAGCTTGATCGCCAGAGGCTGCGTTCGGATCTTGGAAGAGTCTGCGGACCAGCGATGGATCATCTTGTTCAAGCACCGATTTAACCAGTTCGCCCTGGTTAACAAAAGGATTATTTTGGAACATCTGCATCCGAGCTACCGACTTCTGCAAGGCAAATTGCCGATTGATAAAGTCCAATCCACCTTTCGGTTCGATTGAATATTCGTCATGGATGCCATTCGGAGGCATGGAGCCTGTCTCCTCGGCATACCGATACATCAAGTCTTTCTTGTTGTACTGCGTGTAAAGCGACCAGCATTGTTTGAATAGATGAGCAAGACCCATTCGGAACATGCGATTGCGAAGATCGCCAGACGCTGCTGCCTGTGACTGCAACGCTTGGATCTCGGTGGCAGTCTTTCTGTCGCTGATCTGGAACTGAGATCCAGCGCCAAAATCAGGATTACCCATGCGCTGTTCAGAGAGAAGACGCTCTTCGAGCATCAGCTTCTGGAAATCAAATGGAGGTTGGCTGAACTGAACCGGCTTTAATCCCTGTGGCAGGATCTGACCAGGTTGCATCTTCAGATTCGATGTGTTCAGCGAGATTGGGTTCTGCGCCTCGAAAACGGGTCGGTTGGCAAGCTCCACGTAGTCGCTTAAAGAATTTTTGAGCTTATTTAAGAGGTTCTCGTTCGGGAGCAGGATCTCTGCAACGCCTCTCGGACTATACCAACCGCCCCCTGTGACCTCATAGGGGAAATCTACGAAAGGAGGTTCGCCGTGACGATACGGCAAAGTAAATGGCTTACGGACATCTTCGGTTACGACAAGCGGACTGTACGTTTCGACCTTCCATCCGTCTTCAGAAGGTGTGTACATCTCCCAAAGAATGATGCGATCATTTTCAGCTTCTTGAGTAATTCCTTCCCGTCTATAAATCTCATCTTGAATCTCACTTCGTAAGCCCACCGATTTGGAGGGTTTACCAGAAATTGTTTTGATAAATTCCTCATCCTGCTTGTACAAGGGATTTGCCTTATAGGAATCGACACTTGTCGAGACGATGTGAACGATGAAATCTGCATCCTTAAACTCCTTTGTGTAGGCCGGAACAATGATGTGGAAAGGGTCAATAGCCTCGAAGTCGATGCGCTTCTTGTCCTCATTCCAAATGATCTTCGCAACTCCACGCCCGTAGAGCAGGATGTTGTCGATGACGGAAACAATCTCTTTCTGGAAATTTGTTTTCTCGCGCATGTTGTAGTCAAACCAACGCTCGGCAGAAACAGTCAGCGGTGCCAACTGCTGGCGCATAGGTACAAAGCTGGAAAGGATATCGTTGCCGATTGCGCTGTTGACGAAGGATGGCTTTAGCTTCTCAATCGCCGTGTCGATTAACTGAACGTGAAGGTCGGCGGCTGTGGGCCAAGGCTTGACCTTCCGGCGAACACCAAAGTAACGAGCCTGGTAAAACAACCGTTGCCGGTTCTCCCAAGTCTCGCGCTGATTGAGCGAGTCAATGATTCTGGAATAGTATTCTGTTCTGCGAGTATCTTTGGCGTTCATTTGTTGCGCTCCACTTTAAGTTCATACGAAAGATCGTTTACGGCATTCAATGCCTTCCTAGCCCATTCACGGGTTCCAGGCGTACCCCTGCGGATTTCGATGTAGGTAGGATCTTTCATCAGTTCCTCAACTATCCCTGTTGTGTGGGTTACTGGTGTCGTTGTTGCGCACCCACCAAGAATCCCCGCGAAGGTCACGCTCAATAGCATTGCGGTTATGCCTCCACTCACCTTCGATATTTTGAGTACGCTTTTCCTTCCAGCCTGGAATGATGCGAAACACGGCTGCGATGATCTCAAGGATTGCACGCAGCACAAATAAATTTATTTAATATTCAACCCGACTGTCTTGAGAAAGTTGATAATCTTTTCCAAGAAGGAATCGTCAGCGGGCGTAGGGGTAAGCTTAACAATAATACGCGCGGCAAGAACGATGCCACCAACAGCGGCAACGATCTCTTGCCAGTTAGCAGTAATAAAATTCCAAATGTTCATAGTTTATCCTCCAGGGTCAAATCCAGCCATGACGGGGTCGTGTGCCACCATCATTTCTTGAAGTGACTTCCAAGTTGGACGCTCTATCTGGAAAGTCAAGTCCAAGCCGATATTACCACCGCTTATGCATAATGCCAAAGCGTCCGCTCTATCAGGTGATGCCAATCCCCTGGCGCGCATTGAATCCTTGGATTCCACGCCTAGCTTGCCTTTGCTGTTTGTGATTGTCCGCCTACATGTCAATTGGGCGGTCAAATCCTCGTCTTCTGGCAAGATGATCTCAGCATCCTCAATCTTCTTTGCCATTCCATACCACATCTCCGCCGATCGGTTGGTATAAGCATTGTTGTCGTATGCCGTAGCGCCAAAGTTAACCCTATTGACAGACCATCCGGATTCAGCCAGGGCATCGCACATAACCATGCCCATGCCACTCGCGTCAGCGTAGATGTTGCTGGCTTCTAGTCCTGCCTTCTTGAACTCGACTATAAACCTACCTACCGCTGCCATCGTGTCTTTCTCACGCCATGCAATCATGGGCAGGATTTTGTTCCCATCGCTTATGCAGATCACGTTCTGATCGCCTCCGGCAGCAAAGTCAACTCCAGCCTTCCTTACACCTGGCTTAAATCTAGGTGGTGCGTTATAGCAGTTTTGAAGTTGGTTTAGATTTATGACCAAGCTTTCTGCGCCTATGTCAACAAACTCGCCGTAGATCATAGAGCGGGTTAGCGGGTGTTTCTCGCCGTACCGCTGGGTTATCTCGTCAATCTGCTTCTGCGTTATGTGTGGGCAGTCGAAGGCTGTGACGGCGTGCTTTGACCACATGTTGGCTTCCTTGGTGAATGCCCGATAGAAAGCCCCGCTGGTACCGCCAGGGCTGGATGCGATTAACAAGCGGGTTGGTTGACACCGGCTGATGGCCTCGAATAGCGGGTCTGCGACAGTCTTGGCTTCGTCAACTACCATCAGCAATGGATGGTATTCGTGGTCCTCTGCATGCCAGCCTTCAGCACGACCAGGGTCGGTGGCTGAGTAGCCTATGATGCGTGATGTGTTGCCGTTGGGGTGGAGGTAGCGGATCTCGCCAGATGTGACCTCCCATGCGCCACCAAGCTTGGCAATGTGATTGCGCAGGCTAGGCCAGAGTTGGCTTTCGACTTGACGGAAAACGCCAGCGGTTGTTACGGCGATTGAGCGCGGGTAAACCAGCGCATGCCATATCAGAATTGCTGAAATTACTGTGCTTGTCTTGCCGGAGCCGTTAGCTGCACGCAGGGCTACGCGACAGTCTTTAGGCTCAAGATCACGCAGTACCTTCCGTTGCCAATCATACAGATTGATTCCAAGGACGTTAGCAGCGAATGCGGCTGGTTTGGATAGGTCTAAGAGAATCTCTTCTTGGCTACGCTTAGGAGGCTTTGGCATTAGTGTGAGTTAAGACCTCTTTTTGTTTTGTGCCAGAATAATTTAGGGGGGGTATATATAAAAATTATGGGGCTGGGGGCGTGGCGGGTGGCGTGGTGGTGTACTTGGCCAAACTTTCTGCCCTTGGCTTGCGTCTTCTCATGCTTACTTTTCTAGGTCTAGGAATCTTACCATGTGTTGTGGTTACAATGGTTTGCGTGCCATCTGTCGCACAATAGCTATTGTCTCGAATTGGTAGAGCCGGTTTCTCTGCAATTACTTCCGCATCAATAACTTGTGCCTTTTTTCTGCCAGCAATTCCCGCCAGAAGTTGAGCCAGATTACCGCTGATTCCGTGCGTCACATCCTGGCTAACTTGCAGTCTAGCAGAGGGTTGCGAATGGTTATAGATTCGCTCGGCCATCCAAGCTTTGGCTTGCCAAGATTTCTGGCCAGCCAATTCTATGTCACGCAGTAAGGAAAGCTCGTGCTTTTTTCTGGCGGTTTCCACCTTACGAGCAAAATCTGGCTTACGGCTTGCCCAAGTTTTGATAGTGGAGGGATTGACACCAACTAATGCACCAGCCTTTTCCAAGGTGAAACCAGATCCGCAAGCTGAGATTATTTCATCGGCAATTTTATCGGTGAATATTTCTCGTCCGTTTTTTGACTTCTCAATGGTGGAACCGGATTCCGTTGCGCTTTCGTCCATAGGGAAAATCTACCATAAAAAAAAATATAAAAAAGATGTTGACGCATCCAAGCTGTTTGAATTAGTCTCTCGTTTATGAAAAGCAACACACAACTAACGGCCAATCTCCTAGAGGTTGGGAAACGATATTACATGAAATCAAACGACACTTTTGCCGAAGTGATCTGCGAGGAAATGATTGTGGTAGATCGTGGCTTTTATGGCCAGCCGATCTACTTGATCGCTCGTGCTTCCGATGGTGAAAAGTTTATGATCACTAGATTGCGGAAAGATCACTTTGAGGATGCGAAGGGTCGGAGAGTCGGGTTTGTTGAGTTCTCGGAAATTGTCTCTTAACCAAAGAAAGGAACCACACAATGACCATAAAAGAACTTAAAAAACTGATGAAGCAATACAAGCAAGAGGCAGAGGATAAAATCCCTAGGCTTACTAGAATTGCAGATGAGGCTGGCCGTT